GTACTTTTGCCCGCCAGCGGTGATGATGACCACTTGGACCATTTGCCGTGACCCGAGGGCCTCGACGATGTCTTGTAGAGACGGCGTCACCTGGGCACCACTTCCTGCCACCCAGGCCCGGTTTCCTGGTTCTTGATACCCAGGTCCAGGGAGAGCTTCTCGATTTCCCCTGTTAGGTGTTGGACTTTTCCCAAAAGCATGTGCGATTGGGCGGCCAGCTGCTCCATTTGGTCGTTTTGGACTTCGATTCTTCTGCGCAGGCCGTTGACGTACTCAAGAGTTTCAACGCAGGTGATTGGCTGCGGGGGATTTTCTGTTGAAAAGATAGCGGGTCTCATTCGATTACCTCTACTGGTGCTTGGGTTTCAACCCACACTTTTGCTCCGCACGATAGCGGCTTATTGGGAGAATACATAATTTTACTGGGGCCTTTAATTTCCACGGCGTGTGCGTAGTTATTGGTTTTATAGGTTTTTATGGTCAGGACGGGGTCGTTTGTGCCATTCTTTGTGTTGGCTTTAACGACGTGTTGGTTGACGTGGATGATGGTTTTCATCTGTTTTTCTCCATGAGCTTGGCTTCAGTTTCACGCACAACTTGTCGGTAGTCACTGAGACCCATTTGTTGAATCTCCTCATCCGTCAGCCCAACCCAGGGCCTTAAAGTCTTTTGCACTTCAGACTCAGCCGCCATGCCATCCTCGTATCCTTTGGCATATACCTCGTTGTCCGCCTCAATCATTTGCTTGATGAGGCCTAAACTTTCCTCACACACTTTTGTGAGGCTTTCTACAGCGATAGCACGTTTGATAATCATGTGTTTCTCCTTAAGTCAAAACTTTTCCCGGTAAAACTTGCCGATAACTTCGGCCAGCTCGTGAATGTGAAAGTCACCGCCCTCGCCGCCGGCGTCGCTAATCCAAATCATGCCTGGCTGCATGCCTGGGGTGAGCACCCAGCCGGCCACGTGGACCTCGTAGCGCTCTTTGCCGTCCTTCATGCCCTGGTCATAAGCCACCTGGGCCTTGCATGCGTCCTCAAGGGTCATGAGGGTGTACTTCTGGCATTCTTCCCAGACAAACTTGGCGTTGTGTTCGCCGATGGCGCGTTGTTCAAATTTGGTCAATTGAGACCACCAGTCTTCAAAGTTCATGACGGCCTCCTGGACCGGATTTTTGCGCCCTGATCCAAATTGCAAAAGAGTCAAAGGTGTCGCTAAAAGGCAGCGCCGCAATGGCCCTGGCAACTTCTTCCAGCGTCTCATTGCGGACGTCGTGCTCATGATGCGTCCAGTCTGCGGGCAACTCGACCTTTAAAAAGTCAGAGTACTCGTCAAGCATTTCAGCAATAGATTTCTTATTCATGTCAGTTTCCTTGTTTAAAAATATTAGTGATCCGTGACCAGGCCAACTTGCGCAGAGACACGTTGGCCAGCTTCTTTTCAAGCTCCAAGACCGTAAATCCTAAATCGGCATTGGTGTTGAACAGGTCATCCCTGTCTTTGCGACCCTGTGCCAGGCCTTCACTCCAACCCTTGGCATAGGCCTCGGCTGCCACATCTTTAAAGGTGCGGCGTTTGTATTTAGTAATCGTCATCTTGATTCTCCATGCGTTCAAAAACTTCTGCATCGATGCGGACGCGTTCTTTGTCTGTCATCTTGACCTCGAGCCAGGGCGCGGCCCGGCCTTTGGTATCGAGGATTTCCCATTCACCTTCACCGCCTTCGGACGGTGCCCAGTTGTCGGGATGGCCGGATAGCCTGGCAGGCACGTAGCCTTCCCAGTGCGTCACGCGGATGATGCAAGGGATGCCGCAGCAGGTGGATTCAAATTCAGTCATTGACCACCTCCGCCACTTGCACTTTGATGTTGCCGTCCTGAATGTGCTTGAACAGCTGGCGCTGAAAAGACATTGGCAGGTTGTTGGTGTCGATGACCAGGAACGCCTCGCCTGATTGCACCAGGCCAGCGGTCAAGGTCCGTGGCGCGCGGGTCTTGATCCGCTCGCTGCCCATCTTGTAATAAGTGATTGGCATTTCTTCGGTCATACCTTGACCTCCAGCAGCTCCTGGTCATCATCCTCGTTGACGTATATCGAGAACAAGGACAATTCAAAGTTGCCCTCATCGGTTTCAATGACCAGGTCCCTGGTAGCGTAGTGGGTAGCGTTCGCCTGGTTAAGACGAACCGCGCTCAAGCGAATGCTCTTGACGCGATGGATGTTTAAACTGAAGTTCATCACTTTCTCTCTTTCTGTTGATGGAAATTAAATTATACAGGTTTCGTAAAAAATCCAAACAGATACTAGGAAAAAGATAAATACCTTCCACCTGATCTGTTTGAAGTACTCTTCAACGATCACCGTGCATTACCCTGCAGGCGATCTGCTACCAGCTTGGCGTAGCCGGCGATGTCCACCCAGTGGTCGACCTTGTCGGGGTTGCCGTTAACGATGCGCGCCATCTTGTGCACGATCATCTCCAGGGCTTCCCACTGGTCATCGGCAAACGTCTTGTTGTGCCGCAGGGCGTGGTCCGCGAGCAGTCGTTTGATACTCTGCATCAGCGCAGCACTGTCCTTGAACTTACCGTAGTCCAAGGCCCGCTCGTCCAGGGTCTGGTCGATGTTGGTGTCTTCGCCTGCCAGTTCAGGCATCGCAAGGGCTGTCAGTGCAGCTCCCGCCTCGCGGATTGACATCCCCCATTCTTCCTGGACTTGCTTGCGCAGCTTGTACGTCATCGGCTTGGGGGCCTGGAACTTGGCTGCCACCTTGGCCACCTCGGCACTGGGGTACTTGCGGAAATACTCTCTGATTTTGTCTGACTTATTCATATTGCTTCCTTTTGAGTTTGAACGATTGCACGTGCCTTGCCTTGACGGATAACCGACAGAACATGGTCGTGCGCTTTTTCTATGTCATACACAGTGGCATGCGCCAGCTGCTCCTCATGCAGGTCCATCACCAGCTTCAGGGCTTCCCACTGCTTGGCTGTCATGATGAACCGCATTCCGTTGGCCACGCCGCGTCTTGATAGCTGCAGCAGGGCATCTTGTCCTTGATGAATCTCTTCAAGCCAATCGTGGCCTTTGCCCATGGTGGCCAGCGCTTCAGTCACATTGAATGCGCCGATCAACATGTCGATGTCCTCTTTGGTCGCCTCGCCTTTGCGGATTTGATCCAGGGCGGAGCGATTCCTAAGTTGTACGTCGAGGTAAATGCCAGGCAAGTCCTTGACGGCTTTCATGCCTGACAGCACAAACTCCAGTGGATTCTGAAGCACGGTGCGGGGGCGGTACTTGCTGCGCTTTTTCATTTTGAACGGCGAAACAAAGGACGGTAGTTACCTAACAAAATGTTTTGTAGAAACACTTCATCAGGTGTTACAGGAGCAGGCTTTGGTTGGTATGTAAGACCAATCAATACCTTGCCAGTATTGAAGTATTTACCTGTTGCAGCAAGTTCTTTGAATACCTGCTGCTCTCTGGTAAGGGCTTTTTTAATCATTGCGCTCTTTCTCCTTTCTGTGTTTGAGCTGTGATCTTAACACATTTAGTTCACTTGTCAACAACTCAACTTTATTTTCTGCATTCAACCAGGCATCACGCCACAATCTCTGATCTTCAAGTAGTTTGCCCACTGCCTTCAACAGTGGTTGTTGATCCTTCGGGGCCTTCTGAGCTAGTACCCACAGCTCCTCTGATATCTTCATTTTTACTCCATGGATGTTTTAAATATTCTTCACGAAGTAGCCCATAAAGCACCAAGTCTCCACCATCGGGAAAAGCCTTGCGCATGCGCCCTTCATATTGGAAACCCAGACGCGATACAAAGCGCTGGGCATTAAGGTTCTCGGCGCGGATAAGGCCCGTGACCCGTGGTACTTCAAGCACCCGGAATGGCAACTCAAACGACGCGTTGAAAAAACTGCGTGACAGCCAGTGGCTCTTGGGCCGTGCTGCGATGTGCATGTCAATGTTGGTCCCTGTGTAGGCAGAGAACACGGTAACGGCCAGGAAGTCACCCTTGTCGTCCAGCAGGCTTACTGCGGTGACGTCGCCTGACATACCGTCGATGCCAATGACTTTCTTAGCCCAGGCCACGGCCTCGTCCTTACGTTCAAAGCGCAGAATCTTCACTGTAATTCTCCATGATTTCGTCTTCAAACAGCATCATTTGCTCTTCTGAAAAACTCTTGGTGATGTCCACCTGGCGAGGCTTGCCGCTAGGGCCTGTGATGGTCAACAAAATCCTGGTGATATCCAGTTGCTCAGGCAATTCGATATCTTCCACCAGCATGGACGGCAGTACTTCAAAAGTGAGTTCGACGGGGAACGTCATCTCGGTCTTGTATTTCATTTTTAGCTTTCTCTCGGTTATTGGCAATACGCTGCAGCGTCAGTGATTCTTTGTAGGCCTGGTCAAAGGCGGGCTGGAGTAACTCAGCCATGTACGCGCCCATACCTACTTTGTAAAACGTGGCAAGTTCTTTGAGCATGTAGTACGCGTTTTCTGGTAACGAAACGGTGATCCACCGTTGTCCAGGGCGCTTGGATGGTGACGCACGTACAGCGTCATAGCGATCCTTCTTCTTAGGACCTGAACGCCTTGGTCTACCACGTTTCTTCTTTGGCTGACGAATGTACGGCTCTGGATGAGCAGGTACAACTTGAGTTCGTGGCTTTGGTGATCTTCCCATTAAATTCTCCTTTCTGTTGGACTTATCAGTGTATCGGAAAAAATGGGCTGGGAGCAAGCCCCCAGCCCGAACTTCTCAACTAGGGCAACTGCAGTAGCCCCAATTCAATTATGCGGCAGACCCCCAATTG